CATTTTATTTGTATCATCAAACCTACCCTCTTTAATAGTGTCCATCCATATTATATAGTCAGCATTAAAATCTTCTCTTGTTATCTTTGTTGGACAAACAAAATCTGCGATAACTATTCTATTATTACTTATTGCCTCATCAGCTAATCTTTTCATTCTATTAGCTTGTATCATTCTTCCTTGTTCAGAAAAATCCCAATCGTTAGCTTCTTCTCTAACTTTATCTGCGTTTAACCAGTAAGCATTAAACATGGGTACCAGAAGTTTAGCAAGTGTTGTTTTGCCACTTCCTGGTAAACCCATTATTAATATTTTTTTAATTTTCATTAATCAGCAATTTGATTACAAGCTTCTTCGTCTGCTGGAAGACCTACTTGTTTATCATATAACCATAGATATGAGTAAACTACCTTGTCTTCTTTTAGAGCACACTTTTTACCCAAAGACAATCTAGGTTCTTTTATAGAACAAGCAGTTACAAATAAACTAGCTAATATGATTGTTAATATTTTCTTCATTGTTTTCCTTTTGTTTGATTTATCCATTCTGGACTATGATCTTTATATTTTCTCTTTCCTTTTTTATGATCTATGTAAGGATTTATTTCTGAATCTCTAGCAATAATATGACCACCATGACCATCGTTTTTATCTCTTTCTTTAACTGGTACTAGTTTTCTAGTATTGTCAAATGCATGACAGTCTGTCTTATTTTCTAAATTATATATCTTATCTTCTGTGTAATGTTTTAAATATACATCAAAAAACTTTTTACTAATATCTAAACTAGCATTAAAACCAACAACACCACATTCCGTATAATGACTTCTACCATAGAAAGTAGTAAATGTATCATCTGGAATAAATGTATCCATAAAGTTGTTTGGTATTTCTTTCATAAAGATATTATCTGCGTCTAACCACATAAACTTTTTGTTTAGTTGACTTGCGTGGTATTGTGCGAATACTTTGTGAGAAAATCTAACAGCGTTTTGTAAGAAGTCACTATCGTCATGCCATATCTTATCTTTGTGTCTCTCTTTAAACGCAACTAGTTCTGGCATTTCTTTTATTATATTTACATAAGTTATACCAGCATAATTAGGATATTGATAATCTTCTTCTACATAACATATCATTTTGATAGTTTGTTTTGTTTCGGCATATGTTTGTAAAAATTTATGTGCGTAATCATCATACAACCTTTTGTTAAAAGTTGTTATGAAAAACTTATCTTCGTCTGTCCAGATTAACTTATTTCCCATATCTTTTCAAATCTGCCTGTATCATATCTTTTATTAATTTATCTAAATCATTTTTAGGATACCATAATAATTTTTCTCTAGCTTTCATACTATCCCCAACTAGTAAATCAACTTCTGCTGGTCTTAAAAACTTTGGATTAGTTTTTATAATATAGTTACCATGGCTATCTTTAAATTCATTACCTTCATTGTAATATGTAATCTCTAATATATCTAAACACTTTGTAATAAAATCTTTTATAGTATGTGTCTTACCAGTAGATATTACATAGTCTTCTGCTTTATCTTGCTGTAACATTAACCACATCGCTTCAACATAATCTTCAGCATGACCCCAATCTCTTTGTGAATCTAAATTACCTAGTTCAACTGGTTTACCATTTTTTAACCAATGTACTAAACCTTTTGTAATCTTTCTAGTAACAAATTCTTCACCTCTCATAGGACTTTCGTGGTTAAATAATATACCACTACAAGCATATAGACCATAACTCTCTCTATAATTTATAGTTAGATAATGTGAATATGCTTTGGCACAACCATATGGTGATCTTGGATAAAATCTAGTAGTTTCTCTTTGTGGTGTTTCTGTAACCTTACCAAACATTTCACTAGTTGATGCTTGATAAAATTTTACTTTTGGGTGATTGTGTCTAATGGCTTCTAATATATTTAAAACACCAATAGCATTTGTGTGTGTTGTAACTTGTGGTTGGTCAAAAGATAAACCTACAAATGATTGAGCCGCAAGATTATAAAACTCATCTGGTTGTATTTCATCTAATAATTTTGATACGTTAAATGGTTCTGTTAAATCTATATCAACAATTTCTATTTGATCTCTAATACCTAGTTCATCTAAACGCCAGTATCTCTTGCCAGTATTACGTCTCTGAGCGCCGTAGACCTTGTATCCTTTAGATAGTAATAGTTTCGCTAAGTAACCACCGTCTTGTCCTGTGATACCTGTTATAATCGCTTTCTTCATAATCTTTTCCAACAAGTCAATACTCTAACTCGTTCTAACTCCTTATCATTATTTACATTAACAACTTCAATATGAGTATAACCCAACATCTTTGCATATGTTAATCTTTTGTTTCCATATCTTACAATGCCATCTTTTAATATCAAAGGCCAATTCATAGTTTCAGTTATACTATTATATAGTTTAACAAAACCTGGAGCATCTATGGAGCAGTGACCAAAATCTAATTTATCTACTTCGGCAACTAAAGTTTCACAACCCTCTATTTTATTTTTTGCTTTCAGTATTTTCATAACCAACTTTCGCTATATAATAACTATCTATAATATCTGTTACAGGATTATTTAACTTACCCATATCAAACATTTTCAATAAATCTTTTTTTGTATGTTCTTTAAAACTATCATACATTAGTTGTTTGTCTGCGTTTCCTTTACCTGATGCATATTTTTTAACAACACTAGGTACAACAGTATCGTACAATATTGAGGGTGACATATGTAATTTATATTTGAGTAGCCCACAGTTTTCAGCAATTTGAAATACTGCTTGACCTTTTGAACCAAATGAATATCCTTCGATAAAGACTTGAGCTGTTTCTCGTTTAGGTTTGTTTTCGTGTATAATATCCAAAGCCCAAAGAGATATATTATTAAATCTTTCAATAGGTGTGTTATAATCTTTAATTTCATAACCAAATATATTCTTACCAAACTTACCAATGTGTTTCTTTTTACTTGTTAGAAAGTGAAAAGAACAATTACTAAAATCAAAGTTATCACCTGCAATACATATTGCAGGACTATTCAAACTATAATCAATTCCAACTATCGTCTGTTGCTTCTTCTGGTATTTCGTGCTCATCATCTTCCTCTGTTTCTACTTCAAATCCACAGAACGGACAAGTCAAGGGTTGTAAGTCTTGTTCTTCTTCGTCCCATACTATGGTATATTTAGTAGTACAGTTAGAGCACTTCTTTACTGCTTTTTCCATTATAGTTTAAATTTCTTAAATTGATCTTTCTTAACGTCTTGTTTTATTCCACCAATAACGTAACTTTCTATCTCTGTTTCTTGTGGAGCATTTTGTGTACCTTTACTGTTTAACCAATGATCTATCCATGGTAATGGATTAGACTTTTGATCGTACACAGGAGTTAGACCAATAGCTTTCATTCTTCTATTCGCCATATACTCTACAAATTGATGTAATAATTTTTCTGATAAACCTATCATAGAGCCTTTAGAGAATAAGTAAGTCGCCCATCTTTTCTCTTGTTGTACTGCTTCATCATACATTGTATAGACTTCTTTTTCAGTATCTTTAATCACTTTGTCCATTATCTTATCTCTTTCAACTTCTCTATAATTGTTTATTATTCTTTGTGAAACTGCTAAGTGCTGACTTTCGTCTCTTGCGATAAACGAAATAATCTTTGCTGATCCTTCTAATAATTTAAGTTCACCAAAAGCAAAACTACAAGCAAACGATACGTAAAATCTTAATCCTTCTAGTATGTTTACTGTCACTAATGCTTTCCATAATTTTTTCTTTAGTTCATACTCATCTACTTTTGATTTATCTATATGCCATTTATGACCCATTGAGATTAAATCATCATAACATTGTGTTACAGATTGAGCTCTCTTTTCTATCTTTTCGTCTTTAATGATTGTATCAAATACATCACTAGGATTAGAATATAAATTTTTTATAATATATGTATAACTTCTACTATGAATTGTTTCCATAAAATCCCAAGTAACTATACAACCTTCTAGTTCTGGTAATGAACAGAAAGGTAAAAATGCTAAACAAGGACCACGACCTTGTACACTATCTAACATAGTTTGATATTTTAAATTAGATGTAAATATATCTTTTTGTTCTGGTCTTAATTCTTGGTAGTCGTTTCTATCTTTTTGTAAAGATACTTCTTCTGGTCTCCAGAAATAACCTAATTGTTGCTGTGTCAATTTATCAAATACAGGATACTTCATTGTATCATATCTTTGTACAGCCAAGTCCTCACCAAAGAACATTGGTTGTTTTAAGAAACTGACATCTTTACCTTTGTTAAAAACTGATCTACTCATTTTATTTTTCTTCCTTTATTCCGTAAAAAAATTCGTCATCATCACCAAAAGTTATTTTTTGTTTATCTTCAACAGAATATTCTATTGATGAGACTTTAAAGTCAGGAAACTTTAATTGTTTCGGGCTATAAGACTTATCATAAATTAACATACGATTATTTGGTTGTGCTGCGAAATAACCGTTGTCTAGTTTTAATATATTAAATGATTTGTGCTGTGTCGGTAGCTCACTAAACGTAGTATTTAGTAAATTGCTATCCGCATGACAACTATCAATCGTAAACATATAAGTGCCTTCGTGCCACACCTTATTAGGACTATAATATTTTGCTCTTTGTCCTTTTAAAAATCTTTTCTCTAATACGGATATATGATAACTAAAACAATCCCATAGTTCTAGTTCTTCTAATTTCAATTCACCTTCATAGTCTTTTTTCCATACAAAAGCTGATAGTGGTAGTTTATCATACACTGCGCCATACTCTGGTAGATAAGTTTCAAAATACAATGCTCTTCCTTGTATTGATTTAACAGATACCCATAGACCTTCAACTAATTCACCATGGCCTTTTTCTAAATCGTACAGATACTCTTTCTTAACGTATAACTCAATTGATGGTAAGTTTGCTTGTAAAAACATTAGATTGTACACGAGTCACAATTCTCGTCCTCCTCATTTGATTTGTCTTCCTCCGGCACATTATCTATAAAACCAATTGGGTGTGATGGCTCATCTATATCTTTCTTTGCGTCATATGTATTTTGATAGTATGATGTTTTCCAACCTAATTTATATGTTGTTAATAAGTCTTGTGCCATTTGAGATAATGGTACTTGGTTATCTTCAAAATGTTCTGGATTGTAAGACCAGTTACCACTTATTGCCTGGTCAAAATACTTCTGCATTATAGCTATTATGTTTATATAACCTTCATTTGATTTCATATCCCATAATAATGTATAATTGTTTTTAAGTTTTTTGTAATCTGGCACTACTTGTTTTAGTGGACCTTTCTTACTTTTCTTTACACTTAAATAGTCTCTAGGTGGTTCAATGCCGTTAGTAGCATTTGAAACCACACTAGAGGATTCTGATGGCATTTGAGCAGAGAGTGTGCTATGTCTGAGTCCGTGCTCTTTGATTTCTTTCCTTAACCACTCCCAATCATAAGTTAGATTTCTGGTTACAACCTCGTCTATCTCTTTCTTGTAAGTGTCTATCGGTAAGATACCATCGGAATATTTGGTTCTATTAAAGTATTCACATTGACCTTTTTCTTTTGCCAATTCGTTACTAGCCTTTAATAGATAAAACTGAAACGCCTCTGTTAATTTATCTACTTGTTTCCAACCCATTTTTTGTTCATATGAGTAACCTTTTTTTGCTAGATAGTGAGCAAGACCAATATAACCTATACCTAAACTTCTTCTAGCCTTTGTTGATATTTCAGCTGCTTTTACTGGATAGTTTTGATGATCTATTATTTCATCTAAACTTCTAACTGCCAAGTCGCATAATTCTTCTACCTCGTCTCTCTTATCAATCTTACCTACGTTTATTGCTGATAAAATACAAAGAGCAATCTCGCCTTCACCATCTATGTGTTGAATTGGATCAGTTGGAAGAGTAATCTCTTGGCATAAATTTGACATTAAAATTCTATCTTTAAATGATGAGTGAGTATTACAGTGATCTATATTCATAATATAAATTCTACCTGTCTCTGCTCTTTCTTTTAATATGTCAAAAAATAATTCTTGTGCGCTTATCTTTTTCTTCTTAACACTAATTTTTCTTTCTGCTTTTAAATATAGTTCATCAAATGCTTCTGTACCCCAAGCTTCATATAGCTCTGGTACTTCGTGTGGTGAGAATAGAGTTATATCTTCTTCGTTAATAAATCTTTCATAGAATAGTTTTGATATTTGTATAGAGTAATCTAATTTTCTAACTCTGTTATCTTCACTACCTTTATTATTTTTAAGTACAATTATATCTTCTATCTCTTGGTGCCAAATAGGGAAGTGAACAGTAGCCGAACCACCCCTAACTCCGTTTTGAGTACAGCACTTAACTGTTGCCTCAAATTTTTTAAGAAAGGGAATAACTCCTGTGTGTTGTACTTCACCCCCACGTATCCTCGCATTGATGCCTCGTATTCTACCAGCGTTAATACCAATCCCAGCACGCTGCGCAACATAACGTCCAATAGCCATGTCACTAGAAAAAATACTAGGCAGAGTATCGTCAATATCAACCAATACGCAACTTGCATACTGTTTGAGAGGAGTTCTAACACCCGCCATAACTGGCGTAGGAATATTGATTTTAAATTGTGAAATTGCATCGTAATATTTTTTAACATAAGTCATTCTCTTTTCTTTTGGATAATCCGCAAACACAGTTGCCGCAATCATCATATACATAAACTGAGGTGTTTCAAATATCTCACCACTACTTCTATCTTGTACTAGGTATTTGTCAAGCACTTGTCTTAACCCAGCATATGTGAAAGTATAATCTCTTTCGTGGTTAATCCAGTTTTCCATTCTATCAAAATCTTTTCTTTGATATTTTGTTAATAAATTTTCATCATAAACATTTTTAGCCACAGCTTTCTTAACGTGATCGTATATGTGTGGATGGTCCCATAGTCTACCAATAACTTGTTTTCTTAAACTATAAAGTAATAGTCTTGCTGCAACGTATTGATAATTAGGTTGATCTAGTGAAATTAAATCTGAAGCTGATTTGATTAATATTTGTTGTATGTCATTTGTAGATATGTTATCATAAAATTGTAAACCACTGTTCATTTCAACTTGCGATGATGAAACACCACTTACATCTTCACAAGCATATTCAACCATTTCATGTATCTTTTCAATGTTTAATGGCTCTTTACCACGTTCACCTCTTTTAACCACATTAATTGCTTCGGCCATTCGTATTCCTCCTATACCTTTTTATATTCGTTTATTTTCGTTAGTGCTGAAAGTTTTGAGTAAGTGTTTCTATTTAGAATATCAGAAACTTCGATCTTTGTCAACCCTGCCATAATCATATCGTTAATGTCTTTATGTCGCAGATCATTTGGCCACACGACCAAGTTGTAATCTTTTTCTACAACATCATACATACGTTTTATTATTTCTTTATTTCTAGGTTCGTTATCAAATATATATGTTACTTCTTCATTATTAATTTTGTTTTTTAGAATTAAATCTGCTCCAGCAGCAGCAAGACAATTATCAACAAAAAGGCTATCAAGTGGGCCTTCTGTGATGAAGATAGGTCTTTGAAAATTAACTCTTTCAAGTCCATAAACTTTTTGCTTATTTTCATCTAGTTTTACCGTTAAATATTTTGGTTGTTCTTTACCAAAAGCACGACCTTGGAAAGCAAATAACTTTCCAGTTGTATCATAAAATGGTATGACTAATCTAGGATGGTCTTTGTCACCATACGTTTTTGGTTTTACTTTGTTTACTAGTGCGCCAAACTTATCACAAAAATATAGTTTGTCATAAAATTCACTAGGTATCTTTCTACCTACAACGTATTGTTTAGCTGGGTGTTTATCATCTAATTGTTTTATACTTTTCAAATCATCAAGTATAGTTTTGTCTTCAAACGCTGGTTTGAAATCAAACTGAGGCTTCGGTGTCGCTGGTGCCCCTTTCTTATATCTTTCTAAAAGATATTCAGAATACATACTTGGATCAATAAACTTGATAAAGTTAGCCAAGTTTTGACCCATACCACAATTGTGGCATTTGAAGAACATATCGTTTTTTACACGGTACAAATATGCTCTACTTTTTAATTTTGATTTTTTAGAGTCACCACAATGTGGGCATCTAAAATTAAACAGGTAATCATTCTTCTGTTTAAATTGAGATAATCTACTCTTTAAATTAGAGATATACTTTAAATCTATATAACTTGACATAACACACCTTCATAATAACACTATTCACCAAAAAAGTCAACCCTAATTTGAGGCCATCATATGTACAATTGGCATAAAGTTCTTTGATAAAATCCACCCTATAACAATCGCTCCACCTATGATAATCCACCTGTATTTTTCTAAAACACCAACTCTAGCGCCTATATCGTTCTTTAATGACTTAATTTCAATGAGTAATCTCTTTTCACTCATTTCCACATCTTTCTTTAACTCTCTATAAACATCAGTAATTTCTGCTTGTCTATCTTTCAACTTGTCAAATATTACTTCGTCAATCTTCTCTTGTCTTGTAATCTTTTCTTCGTGTACGGCTAACATAGATTTAATAGAAGTGGATACATCTGTTAACCTATCAATCGCAGTATCTATTCTGCCATTTATAGTATTAACATTTTCAATATCTTTTCTTAAAGATTCTATGTCAACTTTTATTTCGGTAGTATCTACCATTTTAGTTTGATAATGGATTCTGTGCTTTAAGTTTTAATTCTTGTATTTGTAATTTCAATACTTCAATTTCTTTTTGTGCAATTGCTACGTTAGTAGCATTCTTACCTATTCCAGACACATCTGGCGCCTCCGAATCAGACTTTTCTAGTAAAGATATTCTTTCGTTTGACTTTGCTATATCAGCAGTATTTTTTGTAATACCTGATATATCAACACTTGAACCTTCTATTGCTGATAATCTAGTATTGAATTCTCCCCAAGCATAAAAACCACCACCAATGGTAGCAATCACACCTATTAGTGCTGCGTATGTAGATAATTTATCAACTATTCCATTTTTCATTTTAACTCCTTATTGTAATGATTTTAAAGCAGATATCTCTGCTTGTAAAGTATTTATCTCTGTTTCTACTCTTACTAGAGCGTTTTGTTTTACAGCAATTGGATCGTTACTTATATACGCTGTTAGACTAACGTCATTATATATTTGTTGCTGTTCTAATATATTTAGTTTTTGAAATAACTCTAGGTTACCATCTGAAATTCTTCCACCATTTAATCTTTTACTTTTATATGCCGTTAAATCTGGTGCGTTTGAAGATAGACCAGCTGATAACACTAGAGAAGTTGCTTGTAGTTTTTGGTCAACTCTTTTGATTTTAGAGTTAATTCTAGCAATTATTTTTTCAACTTTTTTACTTATGCTGCTAGTGTCGGCAGTAGTAATCTTCCTGTCCTCAATAGATACGTCTGTTTCATCTTCCACAATCTCGTCATTACTCTCCGTCTCCTCTTGTCTTTCTGTTTCCTTATCTTCAGCCAATTCTGATTCATTAGATACAACATCACTCTCTTGTCTTTCCGGTTCTGTTGTTTTTTCATTTGTTTGTAAAGTTTCCTCTGTCTTAACGGTTTCATTTGTCGGCTCTTGATTAGTAGCATTTGATTCCTCTTTTAGGTTAGATTCTTCGGTTGGTTTTGCTTCTATTATTTCTTCTCTTTTATTATCAGTTTCAAAATCACCTGTCATTGTATCTTCATCTTTAAATTCTTCCATCTTTGGTTCTTCCATTATCATAGGTTCGTTCATCATTAATTCTGGTTCATTTAAACTAGCAATTTCATTCATCATATCACCACCCAATTCTTTCATCATACTATCACCTAACTCATCAAAAAATTGTTGTTCAGTTATATCTTCAACCTTTAATTCTTGTTTAAATTCTTCTACTAAATTATTGGTTTCTATAAAATCTGTAAATTGCATTTCAACAAAGTCTTCAAATTTTATTTCTTCAAACTTACCAAGGTCATCTTCAACTATAACCTCAAATTTTATTTCTTCTATTTTTACTTCTTCCATTTTATCTATTTCTTTAAATGCGTCATCAACTTTATTATCTAAATCTAGGAATAAATCTTTACCATCAGAGGTTTTTAAATTAACTGCGTCATTAACAGCCTCGCCTGCACTTGTACAAGTACCTAGTTCTTCACAAGATGTAAATGTTGATGATTGAACACCAGCAGTTGTAATAGATAACTGAGCATTATCTACATCTGGTCCCCAATGGGCACCATCATTACCTGTGCCAGCTGTATCATTATACATTTCTGCTCTGATTGTAAAATCGGTTTGTGTGTTTGAGTTATGAGTATAACTATCTGTATAATTATTCCATTGACCACCATTAGTTGACCTATTCGGGTCGTGGTCATTTATATCTCTAATTTGTGTAGTTACCGTACCATCACCGGCTGTGATAGTTTGTTTAAGTGTAAATGTATTTTCTGTATTATTCCAAAACCATACATCTGCTGACATTGTTGAGGTAAAACCCTCATTGATTTGTGATTGTGTTAAGTGACCATCACCTACCAAATCTACATCTTGGTAAATACTACCATTAGGGTCACCTTCAAATGCTAAAACACCACCTGAAGTATTTTGTCCTGGTTGAGTTGTGCCTGATGTGGAGGTGTGGCCTTGACCTATATCACCTGATTCCGTCCAACCGTGATTATAGTTGCCTGAATTGTCTGGTGTAAATGTTGAATTGTTTAAGACGTTGCCTGTGATTGTGCCTGCTGTAGATGTGGTACAGGTACGGTCACCAAGTTCGTTGGTTGTACAAGTCTCTGCCTTACTTACGTTTAGAAAAGTCGTAAGGGTTAAGACTATGACCAAACTTATAAAATTTATAACTCGCATATGTTACAAGGGCACTCCAAATAAGCCAATTGATAATATCGAAATCCATAATTTACCTACTTTGGTGGATTTTCTTTCATAAGGCTTTTTTTTTCAGCATTTTGCTTACTTAAATCCTTATCAATTTCTTTCCACTCTTTATTTGATTTTTTTTCTTCTATCTTTTTTAATTTATCTTGTACTATTTTCAATTCTTTTTGTCTAGCAATCTCATCTTTTTTTGCTTGTTCTTTATCTGCTTTTTGTACAACTTTTAATCTTTGTGTATAGATGTCATAATCAGGTCTTAACTTGTTGTACTTTTTCCATTGATTAGAAGCGTCTTTACCAATTTTACCTTCAAACGGACAAGGTGTACCAGATTGTTCCATTGCAAAGAACACTCTAGGATCCTGACATAAAATTGACACAGCTGCCACTTTCATACCAAGGTCATTTAATACTTTTGATAATTTTATTCTTTCACAATTCTCATCTGTTCTATATGTACCACCTGAAACTCCTAGACCAAATGTTGATACACCAGCAGATATACCAACAACACATAAATCCTGCGACATTGCTGACATTGATGGTGCTGATGATTGAGAGGTTACTCTTGTTTCACCTGTGTTTGTGGTATTATTGGTTGTAGCTGTAGTATTAGAAGACGAACCACTAGCGTAAGTAGTAGTTGATTCTTGGCTATATCCACCCGAAATTGTAGTGTTAGAACCAGATGTGGTTGTTTGTGTGTTGGTCGTGGCACCATTTGAAGTGGTGTCCGCAAGTGTCGCCTGTGTTAGTCCCATAACGAAACATAATAAAAGACCTAAAATAGTCTTTTTCATTATTGTTTCCCTGCCTCTTAATAAGGTCTTCTATCTTTATTAATACAACTATTTATAAGATTAGAGAGGTTTATTTTGATGAAAGTTTATTGATTAATTCGAATGCTACTTTGACTTTTTCTTCCAAAACCTTGATTCTATAATGTGCTTGAGCAAGTGTGACAATTAGTAAAATATAATAAAAATATTATATAACAAATTAACCAAGTCATTACTCGTAAACTTTTTTTCTTATATATGCTGGCTCATGTCTACCTGTAATCTCTAGTATTTCCCACTCGCCATTTTCTAATACTTTTACTTTAGCATTTACTTTATCGCAAGTCATATTATAAACACCAGCTTTATCGTCACTCTCTTTATATTTTCTTTCTGCTAATCTCTTATTCTTTAAACAGTCCATTAAGTTTTCACTCGCTACATGATCTACTAATACTCTTGTACCATCTGCTGAAATTTCAAAGATACATACTGCGAATACAACACCATCCTCAGGTGTAGATGAAGACTCTTTATGTTCTTCTTTCATAAATGTTTTGTGTGTATGTTTCTTTTCAATTGGACAAACTTGATGACCGTCATCACCACAACCTGTACAATCTGCCAATACTTTATTTAAACCAAAAGCAAAAAACATAAAAAGTACAAATATAATCAATGGACTATACTTTTCTATGAATTTAAATTTCTTGTGTTCTTTTTCTGTAATCTCGTCTTTATTCATTATTCTATTATTTTAAGTAATCTTATTCCGTATTTTGCTTGTTTGTCTACCTGTAATAATGCTTTGACTAAACTACAAGCAAATATAACTCTTTCGCCACCAACTTCTCTAGCAGCAATTCTTTTAGACTTCAAACATTGACCTATATTTTCTTTGTATACCCATTCAATCATCTTACCATTTAAAGTTAATGTCAAGGCAACCACTTTATCTTTTTCGTATTTCTCACCACCAGTATATAGTTTTGCCGCAAAAACACTTGAGGCAAACATCATTAAAAATAATATACTAATTAGTTTTTTCATTATTCTTTTTTCCCACCGTTTTGATAGATCATATTTCTATTACTATCTTTTAATTTCTCAACATCATCACGCAAGATTTTTACATCTTCTTGTAGCCTTTTGATATTGACGCCATTGTTCATCATATTTTCCATTTGTTTTTGTACTGCCTCTATTTGGCCAGCGATATGCTCAATCAACATATATTGCTCTGAGTCAGCTGGTAAAGAACCCATTTCACCTCTCGGCCATTTAATTCTAAATTCTGTATTCTTTTCTAAATCAGCACCTATTGTTTCTATTGCTTGATTTAAGTCTTTTTCTGCTAGTGTACTTTTAGTTTCTAACATTGTTATACGCTCTAGCACTCCAAAATATGCCCACACACCAACTGCAACAGCTGCCACTATGGAAAGCAAATTTCTCATAGGCATACTAATAGCAGTATTGTCTGATATGTCTAATCTATTTTTTGGCATTTGTTTTTGGTTCGTAATACTGTTTATATTTATCTAATAAGTCGTTTGTTATCTTCAATTGATTTCTAATTTGAGCAAAATTTTTCGCTAGTAATTCAAAATCTTTATCTGTCAAACCCCATAGAACAGGATCAATACCAGATTCCTCTAGTCTTTTAAACACTTCTTCAGCGTTCTTACTAGTTATAATTATCCATTTTAAGTTCTCTAACTCTAGTGGAGTTGGGGTGTTCAGATTGAGTTCTTGTCTTTTAACTTCTTCTTTAAAGATACTTAACTTTTTGACACCTGCGCAATTAGTAAGGAATATACTTAGGATTAGCAAGCCCAGGACATTCAGAATTAATCTCTGATTTCTTCGTAGCATTTAATTCACTCTCAGTTAATGGTGATCCACTAGCAATCTCTATACATCTTGTTGCCAATGCACTAGCACCGTTTGTTATTCTTTCAATAGCTTCGGTTTTAGCAATCGCTAGTTTACCTACGTCTCTATTTTTCTTATTGAATCTTTTATCCAAATTTTCTAAATCTTGTTTTAAAACACCTACTAACTCATTCATCTTCTGGTTAGCCTCTAGTATTTCTTTAAAATCTTTTTGTTGATTTTCTATAAGTGCTTTTTGTTCACCTATAGCAGATTCTAATTTAATAGCATTCGCTTTTAGAATACCATTATCTCTTTGTAATTTAATCACATAGGCACCAGCACCTAATAGTGATGTGATGATGATGCCTATTAAAAATAATCTCATTGTTTACTTCTTCCAGAATACCGCTCTCTCTTTGATTGCGTCCCACTTTTCATTAGCGAACCAACCTACAGCGATACCTATAATTATTCCTAGTGTAAAAAACATATTTACTCCTTATTTTTTATCTCTTTTTCTATGACCATTCCAAGCAACAAAGCCACCTATTCTTAATGACCAGTATGCTAAGTTATTCATACTATAAAATCCATTGACTACTATGTTTATATGTCTAAAGATTTGATCTGCTCTTTTTTGATCTACAACAAGTAGTGCACTTTTCGCACTCACTGGTTTACAGTGTGTGTACTTATACATATAGTCGTGTACAAGTCCACCAATAAGTAATACACCTACTGGTGAGAAAAATGTTCTTAAAAATTTAGGTATACTTGCACCGTCAAATGTAAAACCTTTTGGTATTACATATTCAGTACCATCTATATTGTATTTCCAATCTTGCGTTAGTTCCCAATTTCTAGTTGACAATAACCACATTACGATTGCTTTCCAAAAACCTTTACCTTTTGTTTTGATTGGTATTGGTTTTATGTGAGGCATACCTGTATAACTAAATTTAAGTTTTGGTTTTACTCTCTTATCTGTGAAGTTGATAATCGCTCCAATAATTACAACAGCTATTAATATACTCCACTGCCAAAATTTCATAGCTAAAGCTAATATTATTTCCATTTTAATCCTTACTCTTTTTATTTGTATCTATATATCTCTGATAAACTCTATGAGCTTGACCTAAATCTTTTTTCTTTTGTGGGTCTTTAGCTCTTTGACTAGCAACTTTAGCTCTTTGTGACATAGCGATTGCCGCTTGTATCTTATGAGCATGTGTCTTACCAGAACCTTTTATCTTATTTACAGATTGTCTGGCCTTTGCGCCATCTGTAAAACCTAAACCGTGTATTGTACCTTTAGGATTTTCATCAGTGTATAAATCACTATGTTTATCACTACCAGCCTTTTGTCCAGACTTTCTAGGTATTCTTTTTGTGTCAGCGTTTAAGTTTACACCAGCACTTGTTCTACCAAACTTATGAGTTTTTGGTGGAGTGTCACCTAGACTAGCAATAGGTTTGATCGCACTATGAGCATACGACAATCCAAAGCCACCAACATAGTTAATGTATTCTTTAAATGATTTTTTAGGCATTGTATTTGTCTCGGAAAGTTTTGTATTCTTTCTCAACAACCTCTACGTCTTGTTTAAGACCAAGTTTTTCGTCTGACTTATCTTCTACTTTAGATAGACTTTCATTTACTTGTTTTAAGATAACATTGTTATTATCTTCATTTGCCTTAACCATCTTACTAATTTTTTTAGTAATATCGTCTTGTTCGTCACCTTGTTCTTTTTTTCTTTTCATCATCTTTGGTGACATTCTAGCGCCTGTAGGATTTAAATCTACACCACCACTAGCAACAGAATTAGCTGGAGCGTCTTCGTCCATCTTGTTAATGATTTCATCAATCATTTCTTTATAATGTTTTGGCATATTCGTTCTCCGATATTAATTTATCTTCTATTTCATAAACATCAATACCAAAACAATTATATGCAACTTCTTGTTCTGGCTCAAATGTTAATACTTCACCTTCTTCATTTAACAAATTTTCATATTGATTTGTTTCTTTTAAATAAGATATAACAGCACTTTCAATTAAAGATTTATGTTCAACATAGTTTTTATCTTCTCTTAATAATGTAGCAAGAGCCACAGCAAAAGTACCTAGTCTTCCACCAAGTCCTACTTTACTTAATATTCTTTTTAAATTAAATACGAATCTATGTAATATAGTATATGATTTTTTCTCAGCTGTAGTTTTAAGTGTTCTATATTTTCTTAAAACTTTGCCGTCTTTATCTATTATACCATACTTAAACGCCTCTTGTTTTTCAAAAGGTGTGACAAGTAATTTGATTACTCTATATGTTATAACTAAATCTACTGCTCTATTCGCCATTATAGTTCTCTTAAAAGTTTATCTATATTACTATCTACTTTTACGTTATCAAGCTCATGTGGATAGAGATAACCAAGATAATCTAAAATGGTTTTTAGTGATGACCAGTAAGTTTTATCTACTTTAAAAAGTAACAAAGTTACAGCGCTTTCTACACCAAAAACATTTTGTAATACTATGATATGATTGACTGCCAATCGTACTTTAATATTACCAGTTATCTTGTATTTACGAAAGAGTCTTTTAAGATATTTAAATCTTTTAAGATCATCATAAAATTCTTGCTCACTATTCAATAATGGTTTATCATAACTGTGTTGAGCAAATAATAACCAATTGTCTTTCGTAATCTCTTTGAACATCAACTACACTAATTTAGCGTAGACCCTAGATGCTCCGTTTTTAAGAGTTTCATAAGATAGTTCCATCTTTAATCCACCCTCTTTTTTATGAGATATGCCATCATCATTTATATCAGAACCATCAGTGTCTTTACCAAATCTTCCACCAAATTGTTTCACTTCAGCTGTCACTTTTCCATTGTCGCCTTCTAATGCTGCGTCAGATACAGTTAAACCAATTCTAGCAAGTTTTTCTTTTAACTTGTCAAAAGCGAATTGAGGTTTAATGTATTCACAATCAGCAACAGAACCAACAAAAGCATTTACTCTTTTAAGTACATCAGGGTCATGTATATTCTGTGTACCTATAACGCTATCTTCTACAGCGTCAGAAGTTTCTACTCCTACAGTACCAGCTCCATACTTACCTTGTTTGTAGCCTTCTTTTACGTGTTGTTTAAAAGTTTTCATTCCTTTTCCTCTATTTGTATTTGTCAGATTTTTGTTTAGTACCATCGGCTCTAGGTATCAAACCCTTTGCTTTTAAATGTGACTTATCTGTGAAACCAGCTTTACCAGCCTTATGTCGTTTCATAGCGTCAGCTGTATTGGGTGTATTTTCACCCATTACATCTTCTTCAAAGTCTTTAATATCAGCGTCTTTACTAAACTCTTTAAATCTTTTCATTACTTTATTGCTAAGTTAAGAGCTTTCTCTTTTTCAGCTGGCATAGATTTTTTATCATCTTTACCACCTCTTGTTAAAACTATTAACTTATCTATTTGTTGAATAGCACCATAGACAGCATTTAAATTACTTTTCATATTACCTAAATCTTTCTCTACCTGCGTTATTCTATCTTTTGTAGTATTAAAATCTTTTTCTAATACTTCTCTTTCTTTTAATAATGTTTGTTCATCAATTGCCATAAAATATCCAATCTATTATGCTACAACTGCACCATTAAATGCAATTACATTCCAATTACTATTTTTAAATAAACAAGTTACTGTTTCACCTGGTGCATTCAAAGTAATAGTTGTTCCACCTCTTAAATTAGAAGGTGTAATTACTATATTATTTGTACCACCTGTTGATACATTAATGATTGTTTTTACTTGTCCATCTGCTCCGTCAGCCATACCACATGAGTGTGTCGCTGAAGTTGCATTGATTTCTGTTATTGCAGTTGTTACATTTACTGCAGTAGTTGTAGAACCATCTGCTGTAATTGCTTGTGATGCTTGTTTTAAACCTAAGAAAGAAGGTATGTTATTAAAAACATCTGCTGCTGTAATTTTTTTATTGATTGGTGTATTTGATGGGTCATCTACAACATGAAATAAATCTACTGCTGCTAAGTTATCACCCAAATCGGACAATGCCGTTACTTTTTTGTCTGCCATTTTTTTTCTCCTGTTAACCCTTTCGGGAATGCTACTCTAGGTATTTGCCTAGATCAAATTAATCATAGTATTATATATAAGGGCGCTTATGCGCCCCTATAAATTATTTAATTATTACGCTGCTACTGTAATTGAACCAGCCGCTGTACCAATAGCTGAACTGTTAGTGATAGTAGATACTGTTGAAGTACCTGCATCTTTAATAGTTCCAC